CTGATCGGTGTATTGGTTGATCCAACCACGGCAGGCATAAATGATAGCAATAGAGCTATGAGCTATGTTGAGCCCTGGGATGACAAAAAGGATGTAATAGACTGATACAAAGTGACCTTTAGACGAGGAATAATTATGACAGAGATCATAGGTTGGTGTGTGTTATTGCTTTCGGCTTTCATTGTGGTATGTATCGCATGGGAGGTAACAACATGGAAATGATTTACAAATTAATCATCTGCCATCTTGCTGGTGATTATGTCCTTCAGTGTGATTTCATTGCGAAAACGAAAGGGACAAATTTGTGGCATCTGATAGCACACTGTTTCCTGTATTCATTGCCATTCTATATTGCGTATGGTTGGGCATGGCAACTTGGAGCAATCATTGTAACACACATTATCGTTGATGCGATGAAAGCAAGGTATAACAAGATTAGTTATCTCGCAGACCAACTATTCCACCTTGCTATACTTGGAACGTACTTTATTAACTAAAAGTGACCATTGCACGCGGAAGTTTCTGTAAACTAACCAGCAAGTTACAGGCAAATAAGATTATCGTTGAAATATAAGGGATTCGGGAAATATTCTCACGATAATCTCACAAAGAAAAAAGTGACCATTACGTCCGGCTTTTTTCTGAACCTTCTTTTGAACCTTTAAAATGTTCGTAAAAAGGTTATTTTGTACGCAAGCCAGTATATCAAAACAAACATAACAATACCCCTTAGGACTTATTTTCTAAGGGGTATTAGTTGCTCCCCAGGTAGGGCTCGAACCTACAACCCTTCGGTTAACAGCCGAATGACGTGTGGTTTGTTTTGCGTTGCGGATTATAACTTATATGTAATACCGTCATCTGCTTGAACCTGCGTTTGAACCTTAAAGGTATTTTTATTCAGCTTTTCCGCTTCAGCAAGACTTCGATCGTAACTTACTTCATCATATACTTTCAAGATCATTTTAGCATCCTTATGCCCCATCCAAGCGACGCACGTATTAAGCTCCACGCCGTTGTCTCTACAAAAGCTACAAAAAGCGTGTCTGAGCTGGTAAGGAACTATCCTGAAAGATCTCCATGGGGGCAGATCTCCGCCAGCAGCAAGGATAGCTTTGTGTTCTTTGGTTTTGCCGTACCAGCGTTTCTGACATCCGTTGATTGCCGTTTCCATATTGAATAGGTATGAGTTCCAGAGGCTACGCCAGGCGGATAAGGTGACTATGTTGCCGTCTTTTGATGGGACGAGTAAGCTGTGTTTATTTTTAATAGCATCGTATAAAGGTGGGAATACCGGTATTGTCCTGATTGATCTGTTTGTTTTTCCCGTTGTTGTTACTTCATAATGATTGTTATCTTTTTGGTGAGCAAACTCTGTGAGTGTCAATGTCATTTCATCAGGATCGAAAGCCTTGTCTATATTTAAAGCTTTAGCTTCTGGCGGCCGTATACCGGCATAAAGCATAGCGATTACAGCTGGATATATTTTATGATCAGTGCAATATGTAAGGATCCATTGCCGTTCTTCTGGCGTTATGCCGCGACGCTTATTTTCGTATCCCTTGTGCGGCTGGGCGCTTTTCATGCGGGCAGGATTAACTTTGCAGTATCCATCTTCGACAGCAGCATCGAATAATGCTTTGTATAATTGAGAAGCGCCGCGAATATAACTATCAGAACAACCGGCATATTCTTCGGAGTATATGGCTTTAATATCAGAAGGTTTTATTTCGGAAAGTAGATTGAATCCATGCCGGTTTATTAGTTTATTGAGGTGGATTTGAGCGCCTTTCTTTGTATATTCGGACGTATTTACTTTGGCGTGTTTAATCCATCTCTGTGCGAATGATTCTAGTGTCGGACCCAGGCACATGGCAATTTCTTCTGAAGCTTCTATTTCTTTAAATGCTTCGCGAGCCGCTATGGCTTCGTCGCTAGTGTGCCCGTAAAAAGGAATGCCTTTATATATTGTACGGTATCGTCCGTCTTTGCGCTTTTTTAGCGTCTCCTTCTTTTGTCGCGACATGTATTAGTCATCCTCTCTAGTAAGAACTGAAAGAAATGCATTTACTGATTTTATTTGTGCTGCATCAAGATCGATTATTTTCTCCAGTAAGCATAGCATTGCCTGGTCTGTCTTTATTCGTTGTTTGATTTTATTGATTATTTCTGGCGTTATTTCAATTTGTGGATTATGCAATATGTCGGTATGTCCGGTAATTGTGCAGGCGGTCGTAGTAACATAATGAGGCGATGGATCGTCAGTGTCTCCCATAAGATAATTAGGCGTTGTGTCTAACGCAAATGCTATGGGCCAGATTCTTTCAATGGGTATCTTTTTGCTCTTGCCTGTAAAGTATCGTTGTAATGTTGCTTTATGTATTTTAGTAATGTCTGAAAGGTCTTGATATGATAGCTTTTTAGCACGCATAAGATCGATCAAACGCGACTGTATAAGCTGCATATTGATTACACCTCCTAATATTAGTATATCATGCTTGTTTTATTTTTGCTACATTTTTTATCATTTTTTAACATTTTTGTCTTATTTTTGAGTTGCTTATCAAAAAGCTGAATGTTATAATCGTCTCAGAGTGAGACAGGAAAGGAGGGATAATTATGAGAAGAACTTTGGAAGGCATGATGCACGACTCTGGAATAAACATGCTGACTCTTGCCAGCGTCCTGGGCGTGAGCAGGACTACATTGTATAGGAAAGTCAGATCTCTGAACTTCACTTTGCGTGAAGTGCGGATTATGATATCTTTCTTTCATATTGATGATCCTGCTGTAGCTTGGGATATTTTTTTACTCGGTTCGTCTCAATAATGAGATATTGCGAGGTAGCTATGCGTAAGTATAAGGCTAAAGACATTGCTGAAATGTATGGCGTTACCAATAAAACAGCAAGGCTCTATATGCACGAAATGGGCTGTGAGGTTAGGCCATTAAGAGTAAGCGAATCGCAATTGGCTGCATGGGTTAAATCAAGAGAACGACTGTCCGCAGCTGAAGCAAAAAGATTGAACAGGCTTTTGAAGCAAAGGGAAAGATTAACTAAAGCGAAAGCGAGGGCTAGAACTTGAAAATTGCCAAACTAGAGCTAGAAAACGTCAAGCGCGTAAGAGCGGTAGAGCTTGAGCCGGCAATGAATGGCATGACTATTATTGGCGGCAAAAATGGTCAGGGTAAGACTTCCGTATTAGACGCAATCGCCTGGGCACTTGGCGGCGAAAAATATCGTCCTTCATCCAGCCAGCGCGAAGGCAGTGTAATTCCTCCGCGTCTCCATGTTGTTTTAGACAATGGCATTATCGTTGATCGAGAAGGCAAAAATTCATCACTTAAAGTCACGGATCCGACCGGGAAGCGAGCCGGCCAGCAGCTGCTTGACGAGTTTATCGAAAAGCTGGCTTTGGATCTGCCGAAATTTCTGAATCAAAATAACAAAGAAAAGGCGGCTACTTTGCTGAAAGTCATAGGCATGGAAGCCGAAGTAAAGAGTCTGGACGATGAAGAAAATGCAGCTTATAACAGGCGTCATGCACTTGGTCAAATTGCAGATCAAAAAGAAAAGTATGCTGCTGAAATGCCGGATTATCCGGGAGCGCCTGAGGAAATTATCTCGGCAAGCGAATTAATTCAGCAGCAGCAGGCTATTCTATTAAAAAATGCAGAGAATCAGAAAAAACGCGATTTAGTTGTCGAGCTCGCGCACGATAAGCAGCGTGTCAATGATGAGATTGCAAGACTGCAGGAGCAGGCTCAGGAATTAAACAGGCGCATTGAAGGCGCAAAAATCAACCTGGCCAAAATTGAAGAAGATGAACTGATAGCTCAAAAATCCGCTGCTGATCTCGAGGATGAGTCCACTGCTGAACTGGAAGAGTCTTTGCAAAAGATCGATGAGATCAATGCTCAGGTAAGAGCAAACATGGAAAAAGATAAAGCAGTCAATGAGGCTGCGGAAATCAGAGCTAAGTATAACGATCTGACAGGAGAGATCGAAAGCATTCGCAAAAAGCGCGTCGATCTTCTTGCTTCTGCCAATCTGCCGCTTCCTGATCTGACTGTTGAAAACGGCGAATTGCTTTATCGCGGTAAGGCTTGGGATTGCATGTCCTCTTCTGAACAGATGATTGTAGCTGTAGCAATTGTTCGCGCTTTGAATCCAAAATGTGGTTTTGTGCTGCTGGATAAAACGGAGCAAATGGATATTGACACACTGAATGAGTTTGGCAAATGGCTTGAAAAAGAAGGCCTGCAAGCTATATGCACCAGGGTTTCTACAGGCGAAGAATGCGAAATCATTATTGAAGACGGTGTATCAGTTAAACGGCAACCAAATAAAAAGGCTGCTGTAAATAACCAAGAAGCGCCGGTTCCCAAGGCGTGGAAGGAAGGAGAATTCTAATGGAAATTACCAGAGGGAAACAATCCAAGGGTGTGAAGTTCGTAGTCTATGGCCCGGAAGGCATCGGTAAATCAACGTTCGTTTCCAAGATTCCCGGTATTGTATTTATTGACACAGAGGGAAGCACAGGCGAAATGGATGTGCTTCGGTTGCCGACACCGACGACCTGGGCAATGTATATGGAAACAATTGACTGGGTAATTGCCAATCCCGGTCAAGTAAAAGCCCTGGTTACTGATACGGCAGACTGGGCTGAACGTCTGTGTATCGATTATGTATGTCAAACGCACATGATCAATGGCAAGCCAATGTCCTCTATCGAAGACGCTGGTTATGGCAAGGGATATGTGTATTTGTATGAAGAATTCGGAAAAGCCTTGAATAAACTGGAACAGCTTTCGCAGATGGGTATTCATGTTGGTTTTACCGCACATGCTATGATGCGCAAATTCGAGCAGCCGGATGAAATGGGTGCTTATGATCGATGGGAAATGAAAATGACCAAGAAGGTTGCGCCCTTGATAAAAGAGTGGGCCTCGATCATGCTATTCGCCAATTACAAAACGATGGTTTATGCCACTGATGATAAAGGCAAAAAGCATAAGGCGGCAGGGGGACAGCGCGTAATGTATGCTAATCATCATCCGTGCTGGGATGCCAAGAATCGCTATGGCCTTCCGGATGAAATGCCGTTCGATTTCAGTGCTATTGCTCATATCTTTGAAGGCATTGAGATTAATCAAGCAGCTACAAATACACAGGCTAAGCCAAAACAGTCTATTGATGAAGTACTGGGTGATGTGCCTCCTCTGGCAAACATCCCGGAGAACAAGACTAAATCGGCGGAATCGAAAGTAAGCGTAGAAGATAAGCTTCCGGATTTGAGTAAGCCTGCCGTTGATTACACCGGCGTCCCGGAGAAACTAGCCGATTTGATGAAGAACGATGATATCACACCATTCGAGGTAAAAGCCGCTGTAGCGCAGCGTGGTTATTTCCCAATGGAAACGCCGTGGGAATGCTATCCGGCTGATTTTGTCAATGGCGTATTAATTGGCGCCTGGGGCCAGGTAAAGGCCATGGTTCTCGAAAATCGTCAGAACGCTCCGTTCTGATGGTAAATAAATGAAAGGGAGTAAAGACAATGAGTGAGTTTATGAATGGAGAATGGGGATGGGATACGCCCATCGAAAATGACAGCGAGTTTCAGCTGCTGCCGGAGGGAGATTACAATTTCCGTGTTGTTAAGTTTGAGCGCGGAAGACATTCTGGCAGCGATAAGCTGCCGCCTTGCAACAAAGCCATCCTGACAATTGAACTGTGGAACGGAAGCGCGAAGTCCACTATTGAACACAATCTGTTCCTGCATTCCAAGTGCGAAGGACTGCTTTGCGAGTTCTTCACTGCCATCGGCCAGCGCAGGCATGGGGAGCGCTTAGTCCCCAGGTGGAATGAAGTAATAGGCGCTATGGGAACTTGTAAGGTTTCTGTGCGTGAATGGACCAGCAGCCGTGATGGCAGAACGATGCAGTCTAACGACATTAAACGCTTCTACGAAAAAGGTCATGCCATTGAGAGCTTGAGCAATACTGCCCCTGCAGCTCAGCCTCAGGCAGGATATAAGGCGGGTTCCTTCTGATGGAGATGGCACTTAGGCCATATCAGCAGGAAGCGCGAGATGCGGTCTGGCATGAGTGGGAAACCGGTCATGCCAGGACCCTTCTTGTAATGGTAACAGGCGGGGGCAAGACTATTGTATTTGCAAGGATAATCGCTGATTGCGTAACAAAAGGCGAACGTGTTCTAATCCTGGCTCACAGGGGCGAATTATTAGAGCAGGCGGCTGACAAGCTGGAAAAAAGCACAGGCTTAAAGTGCTCTGTAGAAAAGGCGGATCAGACATGCCTTGATAGCTGGTATCGTGTTGTCGTCGGTTCGATTCAATCCTTGCAGCAGCCTAAAAGGCTTGAAAAATTTGATCCGGATTATTTTGATACGATAATCGTAGACGAAGCGCACCATTGCTTGTCTGATGGCTATCAGCGCGTTCTGGAGCATTTTAGTGGCGCCCAGGTTCTTGGAGTAACTGCGACACCGGATCGCGGCGATATGCGGAATTTAGGGCAGTTCTTCGATTCCCTGGCATATGAATATACGCTGCCGCGAGCAATCCGTGAAGGATATCTCTGCAAGATCAGAGCGCTAACCATTCCGTTAAAGATCGATATGACCGGCGTAAGGACTCAATCCGGCGATTATGTATTAGGCGAAGTAGGCACAGCGCTGGATCCGTATTTAGATCAGATAGCCGGCGAGATGGCCAGGATCTGCAAGGATCGCAAAACGGTCGTATTTCTTCCGCTTATAAAAACGTCGCAGAAAATGTGTCGGCTTTTGAATGAAGCCGGGTTTCAGGCAGCAGAAGTAAACGGAGAAAGCAAGGACCGGGCGCAAATATTAAAAGACTTTGACGATGGGAAATATAACGTTCTGTGTAACAGCATGCTGCTGACCGAAGGATGGGATTGTCCGTCCGTCGATTGCATTGTTGTACTGCGACCAACAAAAGTTCGATCTTTATATGTGCAGATGATCGGACGAGGCACAAGGCTGCATCCAGGCAAGGATCATTTGTTGTTGCTTGATTTTTTGTGGATGACATCAAAGCACGATCTGTGCAGGCCGGCCTGTTTAATCTGCGAAGATCAGGAAGTCGCAGCTAAAATGACAGAAAACCTAGAAGACATTACAGGTGATTCTATAGATCTGGAAGAAGCCGAGAAGCAAGCCGAATCGGATGTTGTTGCCCAGCGCGAAGAAGCGCTAGCTCGCAAGCTAGAAGAAATGCGAAAGCGCAAAAGAAAGCTTGTCGATCCGCTGCAGTTTGAAATGTCAATCGAAGCCATGGATCTTGTCAATTATGTCCCGTGCTTTGGCGACGAATTAAAACCAGTAACTGAGCAGCAAAAGGAAAGGCTTGAGCATTTGGGCATATTCCCGGATGGTATCGAGAGTGCTGGTAAGGCGAATCGCATTTTAGATCGCTTAGATGAGCGCAGATGGTCCGGTCTGACTACACCAAAGCAGATTCGCTTTCTGGAAGGAAAAGGCTTCCGTCATGTTGGAACATGGTCGTTTAATGCAGCAAAAAAACTAATCGATACAATTGCCGGTAACGGCTGGCGCGTCCCGTATAACATCAATCCATCGACTTATATTCCGCCCACGGAAGCACCAAACATGCCCAATATCAACTGGCCGTTATAAGGACGAGAGGTATTTGCATGAGTGATTTCTTCGGCTTCGTTACTCTCACTTGCCCTCGATGCGGAAAGGAATTTGAAAGGCTGTCCGCAAACTGGACGTATCGTATTAGCTCTGCTTCTGCAATAAAGTATTTCTGTTCGTACACCTGCTGGAGGGCGGAACAGGAAGATATAGCCAGAAGGAAACGAGAGCGAACTCATTACCATCTGTCTGCAGAAGAAAAAGTCAAACTGCGAAGAATGTTAGACGAGGGAAGAGACATAGAAGAAATCGCCAGGATATTGAAGGTCACTGAAATATGCATTATGCGATACAGAAAAACTAGAAAGTGAGGTTGTGTAAATGCGTCGTCGCAAAAGCTATAGCGTATTCGATAAGGAAAAAATAGTAGGGTTTATTGCGCTGATCGTTATTGTGATTGTAATCACGGCAGCCATAACGGCAAGTGTTTGTCATGGTGAGCAACTCTCAACATGCTGGATCATGTGCAAGCCAGGGAGCCGAGTAGAGATCAGAGCGACGCCTGGCAAAAGCGGCATATCAGAAGGATGGCTTGATTGCGGAGATAGCTTTGAAACAGACATGACAATAAAAAACGGATGGATCCGCTGTTACGATGTTGGCAATGCTGGCGAAGGTTGGATATATCTTGGCTATGTAGTCAAACACAAACCCGAGGAAATTAAAGAGCGGTATATTTGCGTAGCCAATAGGCAGGTAGCATGCAGGCGATGGATAGCAGGTCCGCAAATCAGCAGAAAGCCCTGGCTGAAAAATGGTCAGTACTGTTATGTTTACATGACCGACGGCGAGTGGGCTGTAACAAGTAGAGGCTACATTAAATTTGATTATCTGGAAGTGAGTCCTGAGTGATGTGGTGCGATGATATTTCTTTTTGCCCGGTAAAATGCGAACGCAAGAAATGCCCGCGTAACCGATTGAATATTCGAGAGCATAGCAGACCGCATTCGTTTTTCGTAAAGACCCCGCCGGATTGCCCAGGTTATATTCGACGCAAAAGGAGTGAGTTAAATAATGGCAGTAAAAAAAATAGATAAGATCCCAGGCTTCACGATTCGCAAAAGCAGCGAGAATATCGCGTCAAGACGAGCGCTTCTGGAGCTTGACCTGAGAGAGATCGTAACCAATAGAATAATTGACAGCGAAATTACAGACATTGCCGTCTCTGATTCCTATGGCAAAGAAATGATCGAGTCAACGATTCGTAGATGGTGTAGGACACTCTTTGGCTATACGCTTATCAATCATTATGCTCTGGCAGATGCCTTTGCTGTAATCCGAATTAAAGAAGACAATGCCTTCCGTTATTATATTCATTTTGATCCTGAGGTATGGCACAGGGAAATCAACAGAGTTGGCCAACGGAATTTAGATGTATATATGAACTCCGGCAGCTATGCGAGAAAAGAAACAATAGAAGCTCTGAATAATTATCTCGACAATAAAATTAAGCAGGACGAAGCTGACGATCGCCTATGTTCAGCAATGGATAAAGAAAATGAAGGGCAGGCGGAGGAATAAATGCAGAATACTAACCTGCAAGACGTGCTGTCTCATATAGATCCCTCCCAGTTGGATTATCAGGAATGGTGCAATGTTGGCATGGCTTTGAAGTTAGAAGGCTACACCGCAGATGTATGGGAGCAATGGTCTGCTCGTGATCCCGGAAGATACCATGCCGGCGAATGCTTTCGCAAATGGAATTCCTTTCACGGAAACGATACCCCTGTAACCGCCGGAACAATCGTTCAATACGCAATTAACCAGGGATGGTCTCCGGCAGGAGAAGGCTATGAGATCGGATGGGATGAATCTATCGGTTCGTCCAAAGATCGGGATCTGAAAGTAATAAAAGAAGGATGGCTTGAAGTCCAGGATATACCGCAGCCCCCGAAAAAGATGGATGGTGCAAAAGAATTGATTCGCTATCTGTCAATTCTTTTTGAACAGTCTGAAAACGTTGGTTACGTTACAGAGTCCTACCTGAATGAAGATGGACGCTATGTGCCGACAAAAGGCGCTTATGATCGAACGGCAGGTCAGCTGATCCAGGCGTTAAGTACATGCAAAGGAGATATCGGATCCGTCCTGGGTGATTATAAAAAGGAAGCTGGTGCATGGATCCGTTTTAATCCGCTGGATGGCAAAGGCGTTAAAAACGAGAACGTTACTGAATTTCGTTATGCCCTGGTCGAATCGGATACCCTAGATCTGTCGAAGCAATATTCGCTCATGAAGGAGCTGCAACTTCCGATTGCCATTATGGTACATTCCGGCGGGAAAAGCATTCATGCGATTGTTCGTATTGATGCGCAGAATTACGATGAATATCGCAAGCGTGTTGATTATTTGTACTCCGTTTGTCAGAAAAACGGCATGCAGCTGGATCGTCAGAACCGGAACCCTTCTCGCCTGTCCAGATTACCCGGTGTTTATCGCAAAGACAAACCACAGTATATCATCGCAGAGAATATTGGATGCGAAAATTTCTTGGCATGGAAAGAATACATCGAATCCATTAATGACAATCTGCCAGATTCTGAGAATCTTGGCGAGGCTCTGAAAAACCTACCGCCGCTTGCACCGGAACTGATTAAAGGCGTCCTTCGTAAAGGGCATAAGATGCTGATTTCAGGGCCGAGCAAAGCGGGCAAGTCCTTTGCTTTGATTGAGCTGTGCATAGCTATCGCAGAAGGTGGCGACTGGATCGGAATGCCGTGCTCAGAGGGAACTGTAATGTATGTAAATCTGGAGCTTGATCGAGCGTCATGTCTGAATCGGTTTGCCGAAGTGTACCGGATTCTGCAAATCAAAGATCCGCATCCGGAGAATATCGAGATTTGGAATTTACGCGGATCCTCTACACCGATGGACAAGCTGGCGCCAAAGCTAATCCGGAGAGCTAGCAAAAAGAACTTCACAGCGATTATCATCGATCCGATTTACAAAGTAATTACCGGAGATGAAAACAGCGCCGACCAGATGTCTTTGTTCTGCAATCAGTTTGACAAAATCTGTACGGAGCTGAACTGCGCTGTGATTTATTGCCATCATCATTCAAAGGGCAAGCAAGGTCAGAAATCATCTATGGACCGGGCGTCAGGATCAGGCGTCTTCGCCAGAGACCCGGATGCGCTGTTGGACATGATCGAGCTTGAGGTGCCATTAAGCTCCAGGGAAGAGCTTGTGCACCGCGTCACCAGGGAAGTGTGTTTGAAATGGATTAAGATGTGCGTTAGCAATTGGGAGGATAAAGTCTCCCAGGATGATGTATGCAGCCATGTGGCTATGATGACCGCCTGTAATACGCTGCTGTCTCCGCAAACAGTAAAGGTAATGATGAACGAGTTGACGCCTTTACAGGAAGCGGCGCGTCGTAAAACAGGCTGGCGTATCGAGGGGATCCTTCGTGAGTTCGAGCCAATGAGCCCAAGATATGCATGGTTTGAGTATCCGATTCATAAAGTAGACGAGTCGGATATGCTGAAAACATTATGCGCTAATGGCGAAAAGAAACGTGGAGATATTGATAAAGCTCGCGAAGCCAGGAAAAGCAATGCCGCAAAAAAGCGCCTATCTAAACGCGAGGAAATAGAAAATGCGCTGCTGCTGGCCAATGGCGGCGATCCGGTTGGTGTGAAGGAGCTTGCCGATTATATGGATGCAAGACCAGATACTGTCCGTAAATGGCTGCGAGAAAACGGATATGCTATTGATAAACAGACAGGAAATATAGTTGAAGTGGAGGTTGACGAAAAGTGAACCGGATCAGGCTGCTGTTTCCCCCGGCTGTAAAAAGTATATATGAAGCCAAGGATGATTTCTGCTTTAATGCGGTAAGCATTGTCAATACTCGTTTTTATCCGGATATTCCCAATAAGCCATACTCCTTATTCGCGCATAAAAAAGAAGGCAAGTACACGTGGATTGCGCCGCTTGAAACAAAGCCTATGTCACTTAGAGAAGCCAGAGGGGAGCTTTTGAAATATGCGAAAGTGATTTACTCAACTAGCGCGCAACGATATTTATTGAAAGATTGGAGGGGTTGATTAATGACGATCAATTTTAACAGATCGTTTATGGATCTGACGAAAGCTGAAATCTATGAAGCTATTACGGAGCTGTTTCATCCGGTCAGGATCACATGCCTCAAAAAGCTAAAGGATTGCTTTCGGTTAAAGATCCATACCAAATGGGAAACTACAGAGGACGACGGGGAAACAGTAGAAGAAATTATTGTAGACGAAATCGAATTAAGGGACCCGTGGATATACGGAGAGGATTCTATATCCTGGGATTATCGGTCCGGCAATGATTATATGAAATTCAGAAAATATTGTTTTGCCAAAGGGATCTGCTCCTACGCGGTAAACAATCCGTTTCTGGAGGTAGCGAATGATGAATGATAATGATTTGATCCGGTCGGAAAACGATGATGAATCCAGGTATATAGGATACGCACATCCACCGAAAGGGTTTCTGCCGGGCGTATCCGGAAATCCGGCAGGACGTCCAAAGAAAACCGAAGAAGAGAAGCAACTAGCCAAGAAAGTAATGTCTGGTCTGCAAGGCCTTGGAGACATGACAATTGAATCTATCGAGAAAATATTAGATCCTAAAAACAAATGTCAGGCAATGGCCAGGGTAAAGATGATTGAAATTATTCTGGCTTATCTGCTGGGCAAACCGAGCGCGGAGGTTAAGCTGAATATTTCTGCAGATGAAATGGCGGAGGATTCAGAGATCCGGATCGCTGCGCTGATCCAGGCCGTGCGGGGAGGGAAGGATTTAAGCGCCGGCTATGAAGCACTTACCGAGCCGATCGAGGCCGAAGCTCAGGAGGAACAGGAAGCAGAAGAAGCGGAGGGCAGTAAGGATGTCGAGTCTTGAAGCCTGGTCCAATACCCGGGAGTTAATGCAGCAAACGCACATAATTGGTCGAATGATCGGCTTCAAAGACCTGACGCCTTTACATCATGAATGGATTAAGGAGATCGCGCTAGGCGACGATGATTATACGCTGCAAGCGCACCGCGGCAGCTATAAGTCCTCCAGCCTTGCGGTGGCGATCGCACTGATCATGATCCTTTATCCGAAAAGGAACATCATCTTCCTACGAAAGACAGACAATGACGTGGCTGAGATGATGGGTATGGTTTCTAAGATCCTGCGGTCAAAAATTATTATAGACTTGGCGAATATCGTTCATGATTTAAAGAAGTCGCAGACGGTATTAAAGATCGCATCTGAGAACCAGGAGAGCATATCAACAAATCTGTGGAAGTCTCCGATGGGAGCGCCGCAGCTGCGGGGCAAAGGTATCAAGTCATCGATCACCGGTTCGCATGCATGGTATGTAATCACTGACGATATTTGTAACCTAGAAGACAGGATATCCAGGAGCGAGCGGGAACGGACCAAGCTGCAGTACGACGAGCTACAGAACATCCGAAATCGGGGCGGGCGGATCATTAACCTAGGAACACCGTGGCATAAGGAAGATGTATTCTCTAAGATGCCGAATATTAATCGATACGATTGCTACCACACAGGGTTAATCACGCCGGAAAAGCTGCAGGAGCTGCGGAATTCAATGACGCCGTCCCTGTTCGCAGCCAATTATGAATTAAAGCATATCGCCAATGAAGACGCATTATTCAAAACGCCACCGCAATTCTTTAACGATCCGGAGCTGCTGCGAGACGGAATCAGCCATGTGGACGCCGCTTACTCAGGAAAAGACAGTACGGCCTTTACCTGCGGCCGGTATAGAGATGGGATCATATATCTGTACGGGAGGATCTGGCGAAAGCATGTTGAGGATGTAATGGATACTATTATTTACGAAGCAGACAGATTGATGTGCTGGCCATTGTATAACGAGAACAACGGCGACAAAGGCTTCGTAAATAAAGAATTCCGTCTGCGAAACAAGTGGTCAAAAGAGTACCGAGAATCGCAGAATAAATATGTAAAGATCAGCAGTCATTTAAAAAAGTGGTGGCCGAACATTCGATTCCTGGAAGGTACAGATCCGGAGTATATCAGCGAGATCATGGATTATACAGAGGACGCAGAGCACGACGACGCGCCAGACAGCGCGGCCTGTGTATGTCGGATCCTTGGTAAATACCGTCGCCCGGAAGAAGAAAAAAAGGAGGAAAATTAAGGATGCAGTGTCCAAAATGTGGGTGCGCTTTAACGAGAGTGGTAGACAAAAGAGATACGTTCGACAATAAAATTCGGAGAAGGAGAAAGTGTACAAGTTGTCATGAGCGCTTTACAACTTACGAAGCATGTTTGGCAGATTATGGCATTTTTAAAGCGCAGCGCGACACGACGGACTGTAAAAAACGCATCAGTGCGTCGCGTCGAAATCGGAGCAAAACCGCGCGACGGACTGAATGATTTTATCAGTGCGTCGTGTCGTGCGCGACGCGACAGACTGAACATTTTTATCAGTGCGTCGCGCGACAGACTGAACCCCCTACTACGTAGGGGAGAAAATCGTCGCGTCGTGCCGTTGTCTCGTACGCGACGGATGGGGATGGGAGGGGCTTAAGGCTCCCCTCCCTCATCCCTGTCTCGTCCGGACGATCAAGAGACCCGCGGAATTTTGAAAGGAGATATTTATGAAAAATCCGTATTTTGATGATTATGTCGAGAGAGCCTGTGAGTCAGGAAAGCTGAAAGAAAACAATCCGATCAATAATGCCGGATATTCAGAGCCAATGACACAGTTCTTCCTGCCAATTAAAATCCCAACCGTAACCGCTCAGGAAAGACGAGTGATACCGGGAAAACTTACAAAGAGCGGAAAAGTCAGTCGGCCGATCTTTGTTGATACACCGGAGCTTGCAAATGCCAGAGGAAAATATATGGCATATCTCGCACAACATAAACCTGAGAAGAAACTGGAAGGACCACTGGCATTGCGTATCGTGTGGTGCTTCAAGTCCACAAGCAATCACTGGCATGGATCGTGGAAAACGTCTAAACCGGATACGGACAATCTAATAAAGCTCTTTAAGGATTGCATGACAAAGACCGGCTTCTGGATTGATGACGCCCAGGTAGCATGGGAGCTGCAGGAGAAAAGATATAGCGATATAGAGGGTATCTTTGTTCAGGTCAATTCATTGATGACACCGCTTGAAGTGCTGGCGAAGGAGTAATTCAAATGCTGAAAGAAAAACCGATCATTCCGCTTAAAGAAAAGATGCCGGATCGAGTTGTCAAGCCTGATATGTTTTATGCAGACGTCTGGCCCAGGCAATCTCTAGATAAAGAAAGAATGCAGGCTTATAAGGAGATGGAACTGGAAGGACAGATTCAAATTTTAAAGATAACGTACAGCAAGCAGAATCAGATTGTGGTCATCGAATATCGATCGGCAATCCCGCATGAATGGGTGCTGGACGATCTGCGGAAAAGAATACATAAAAAGCCAGTCCAGGTATCTATGGTGTAAACGTTTGTGTGTACTGGCAAAAATGATAAGAACGTATAGGCTATAATATAAGAGTACACGTTCAACGTATATATTAGCCTTATCTCATTTTTATGTAATTTTTCCGTAATTTTTGCATATTATTTGCAAAATCGATGATTATTTTGCATATTCAATGCATAATAATAGCCACTAAGCTCGCTCGCTGCGCTCGCTTCGCATCTCCCGCACCAGCTGGGCTCCCTCCGGTTATAGTTGTTTCCGGTTGCTGCTGTTTCCCTCCGGTCGTCACCTGGTATGATCAGCAGCTGTTTCCCTCCGGTCGATGATAGTTCGGCAATAGCAGCTATCAGCCCCGCCAGCGGGCGCCCGGCTTGATAGTATTTCGCAGGAAGCCGGGCGCCCGCTGGCTGCTCCGTCCCCCGGCTTTCGCTCGGCTCCGCCTCCCTGTCGCCGGATATGGCGTTCCCGTCAGCGCAGCAGGGGAGCGCGGCGCAGGATCGGCACGATATCATTCGAACGTACGAGCAATACGCCGCGCTGAATTGGTTTTCCCGCCCAGCAGCTTGCCTGCCCGGCCCTGTGCGCCCGCCTTTGTCCCGGCCGCCTGTACCAGCTCACGACATAATGACCGGTATGCCAGGAAGGCGGCCGGGCGGGCGCAATCCGGCGGCGCGGCCCGGCATTGCCGCCAGAAAGAAAGACGGGACGGCAACGCCGGGCCAGGCCGCCGGGGCCGTCCGGTGCGACTCCGTCCTGCCCACCCTCACCAATAGTCCGCGGCGCCGTCTCAATTATGAGTTTATCTTTTGGCTAATAACAGTTATACTATAACCAAACGAAGCAATTACAACGAAGGAGGATTAAGCATGTCCAACAGGAGACGCCGCAGCAAAGCAGCGGTAAAGCATATTGGCAATACAACAACAGCCAGTCAGCCAAATGCTTTGCCGACCAAACAGCAGCAAAGCAGCAGCAACTTATCGGCGCTTTTTACACTAGTCGCACAAAACCAAATGGCCGCAGACGGATATGCGAACCCGGCAGCGTTCCTCGGGGAAGATTCGCCAGTTCTCGCATCCGGAAGCTACCGAAGATCATACATCAGTCAAAACTGGGAGCTGCTTACAGTCATGTATCGGGAGTCATGGCTGGCCATGCGGATCATCGATACACCAGTCGAAGATACAACCAGAGCCTGGTACAAGCTGCAAACGAGCCTTGATGATGAAGATATCATGGACATGCGCAGGTTGGAAGCACGGCATTCGGTCAAACAGGAAATCGCGAACGCGATCAGATGGGCGAGATTATATGGCGGATCTATAGCATTAATCGTCATTAAAGGACAGAACGACCAGCTTGATCAGCCGCTGGATCTTGACAGTATAGCTCCCGGAGATTTTCAGGGCCTCCTGGTCATGGACCGTTCACAAGGCATTGAGCCGTCTCTTGAACTGGAACCAAACATTGAAGATCCGGACTTTGGATACCCAATGTACTATAACGTGTCCTTCAACCTGGAAGATCAGCAGCAGGCGCGGATCCATCACTCGAGAGTTCTTCGATTCGTCGGACGTGAGCTCCCTCGCATGGAAACTATTAACGAGAACTACTGGGGCGCACCGGAGATGGAGCATATCTTCGATGAGCTTCAGAAACGAAATGCAACATCAGCAAACATTGCACAGCTGGTCTTCCAGGCAAACGTCACAACACTTAAGATGGCCGACTTCGGAGAAGCGTTAGCATTAGGGACTGACGATCAGCGGGCTAACATAATCAATGCGATTGCGCAGGAGAATCGCTTCCGCACGTCGTTCGGTCTTCAGCTACTTTCCAAAGATGACGCAATGGAGAATCATCCATACTCCTTTGCAGGTCTGTCAGATATCTATGAGCAGTTCATGATGGACATCAGTGGCGCAGCAGAGATTCCAGCAACAAAGCTTTTCGGCCGTTCTCCCCAGGGATTCAATTCCACTGGCGAATCAGACATGCGTAATTATTACGATCTAATCGCACAGATGCAAGAACGTATCTTACGGCCGGCATTGGAGAAGCTCGTTCCGATTATGGCATTATCTTGCTGGGGATTTGTCCCGGATGACCTGGAAATTATCTTCGAACCGGCAGAAGCTATTACGCCTAAAGATCGAGCGGAATTAATCTCTAAGATTTCCAATCCGATTATCGAAGCATTTAAGGCGGGATTGATCACCAGGCGCGAAGCAATTGCAGAGCTCAAGAATATGGGTGCGGAGTACGGGATCTGGTCGAAGCTTCCGGATGACCCTAAGGATGGAGATCATTATGCGGATGATCCGGATGATGACGACGAAGATTCTGATGATGATTCTTTGGATGATTTGGATGATGACGAGAGCGAGCCGCAGCCGCATGGCGGCGGGGGCGAACAAACTATAGCCCCCGCCGCCTCCCAGCAGCAGGTCGGTATTGTCAGTTCCATTGACAAAGCGGATGCGCCCCGCTGAAGCGGGCCGCTTTAATCACAGCTGCGGATGCTTTCCCGGCATAGCCGGGAAAGCTTTTATCTCATAGGCCGCCTGGTTCCGCGTTTGGCTCGCAGTTCGTGATTGGCGCGGCATATTCGGTTTCAGCCAAAAGCGGAAGCCAGGCGGCGCGGTAGCTTTGCTGACGCAAAGCCTTTATTTTTATTATCTGGAAGCGCGACAATAGCATTACTAGTATTAATTCGGTATCGCAACGAAAGCCCCGCCGGGGTAAGTTTGTCAGCTCCGCTACGCGGCCCCGGCGGGGTAAGTTTGTTATTCTCCTTTGCTGCAGACCGTAGCTCCGTTCCGTCCGTCCCACGCTCGTACCTCGCTGAGGCCGGAACACAGTTGGCCTGTATTGCAAGTTGCGCCCGCGCCGATCAGGTTGGCCTGTTGTTCGCAGCTGATCCTGGCGCGGGCGCCCGCCTGCGGCGGTTGGCCGGCGGGGCGGCCTTTGGTTTGTGTTCGCCGCGCGGGCGCCGCAGTGTTTGTTTAGCAGAGATAGCGGCGCCCGCTTGCTGTGTCGCCGGGGCCGCTGGCTTGTTCGTCTTGTAGCATACCTGGCCCCGGCGAGCTGAATGAGAGCGGTAGCTTTGCTGACGCAAAGCCTTTATTTTAAAAGCGTTTTGTTTGGCTGCCTCCGCCTTCGCTTCGGTCCGGCTTGGTTCCGCTTGCGGCAACATAGGTTGGGGCAGTGTGGTGCCTGTTCTGGCTTGGTTGCTTCGGTCTGCCGGTCTGTTGCCGTGGCCGGTTCGGGGCGGCTACCGCCGCCCGTGTTTTGCCGCTGCCCGTGCGGCTGCCGCTTCGGCCCGTTCCGTGTCGGCTGCTGCCCGTGCGGCTGCCGCTGTCGCTTCGGCTGCTGCCTG